TCAAGTCTTGTGCCAGTTCCATTGAGTATTCTGCTTTCAGCGCACGTGTACGGGCTGTTACAGTGACTTTCTCAATTGAGAATGCCATTTCTTGGAATGTGTTACCAGCAGCGCCGTCACCCAGTGCTTCAGCAGAACCAGTTGTCATAGCGCCAGTTGGAGCAGCGTTACCAACAAACAGATAGTCAGTTGTGTTACCAGCAATGTTCATTGAAGAAGCAACGATTGCACCGTTAGCACCTGAGAATGCTGTGTTTGCTTCGTTGTAGAATGCTTCTGTACCGCCTTGACCAGCATAACGTGTACGCATCGCAAAGATCAGGCCTGTAGGACCTGTCATTGGCTGAACGCCGCAAACGTCATAAGCGATCAGGTTTGGCAGCGAACGACGAACCAGGCTGATCAGAATTGGGTCAAAACCAGCAACAGGACCAGCAGCAGCAGCACCGCCACTGAAACCACCTGTACCAGCAAAGTTAGTTGGTGAACCTGCTTCGTTCAGAATATGACCTTCTTTGATCATTTCTTGTGCTTGGTTCTCCAGAATTACCGCTGTAACTGCTTTACGGTATGGATCTGCAATGGCAGGCATGTCTGGGTGATCCAGAACTGCGTCCCATTTCTTTTGTAGATTTTCAGACAAATACATTTAGTATCTCCTTTTGTTATTATTTAAATTTTGATTTTTGAAATCGCTTGTACAACTGAAGCGACATATGGATCAGCGGCAGTTTTCTTTTCGCTACCATCGTCTTCTACTTCTTCATGAAGTTGTGCAACATCGGCTTTCTTAACGCCTGATGGGAAGTAGTTCTCACGAATTGTCTCAAGTTTTTCTACGAATTCTTCCTCTGTGGAAAATTCTACACTCTCTGCAAGTGCTTTGATTTTTTCTACTTGAGTTGCTGTGAGACCTTCACAAACTTCATTTACTAGTTGTACTTTAATTGCCTCAGTAAGTTGTTTCTTATACTGAATATTGGCTTCAATTTCTTCATTCAGTTTAACTTCCAGTTCTTCGACTTTAGATGCAAGTTCATCTACCAGTTCGACTTTATCTTCTGGAACGTTAATGTAGTTTTCGGCAAACAGATTACGCAGACCAGCAATAAAGTCTTCTGTGATTTCGGAACGCAGACCGCTTTCGATAGCGATTTCGTTCTCTTGCATCCACTGCTCTACTACGTAGTTCAGGTAATCATCTACCTTTTCTGTGAGTTCAGATTTGATTTCCTCAAGAGCCTCTGCCAACATGCCAGCATATTCTGCTTCCATTTGTTCTTGGATCTGTGCAACACGGTCAAATACACGTGCTTCAAAGATTGTAGCAGCTTTTGCTTTGAAGTCTTCAGAAATGCTTGAGTCATCAGCAAACAATGAAGCAACATCTTCTTTCATTTGTGCTTTCATTTCTTCGATTGCTGATTCATCATCAATCAGTTCTTCTTCTTCGTTAGCTTGTTCAGGCATCATTGCTGTACCTGTACCCGCTTTCATGTTCTTGTCGCCAAGTTGAACATCGCTTGATGCTGCTGAAGGCTTAGTTGTAGGTGCTGCTGCACTCTTAGCATTGCCTTTGCTTGACAACTTGTTAGAATCATCAGTAGGCTTGTTGTTCTGTGGTGTAGGACCACCCAAGTCTTCCGGTGTCCCAGAGTTACCTGGGGTAACAGAAGCTAACTTAGGCATTGGCATACCAGGAGCAGATGACTTGCTTCCTGCAAGAATTTCTGCCGCTGCTTCCATGAGTTTGTTTGTTGCCATTGAATATCTCCTTATGATTTCTTATTTATAAATTTTAAAGTTTTCGTAGGAAGTTTTCGAAAAGTTGCAATCCAACTGTTTCAATATCTCTGCGTGATGCTTTACGAATTTGCTGTTTAGCATGATCGATATGAGACTCGACAAACTTTCCTTCTACGAATAACCATTCTTTGTTCTCCATAATGCCCTGAACGAAAGCGCCAGGAGCAGAAGGATCAGCAACGATATCAGCAGCAGTTGCAAGTCGCAGGTCATCTTGTACTAGATTATAACCCTCTTTTGTCATAACGACGGAACCTAAAGCACGTGATGAAACGCCAAGGCCGACACCAGACTCAATAAGATTCTTAGCGATCAAACCGTATGGTGTCTCCATAATCAATGCTTTACCCACAAATGTATTACCATTCTCTACCAAACTTGTAATTTTGTGTGACACACGTTCTAGATTCAGTGATGGTGTATCTGGATGTCCTAATTCGCCAAGCGCACGATTTGTATCAATATATTCTTGTTTGTATCGTTCGACTTCACTACGAAGTGTGTCCATTTTGTACATACGGTTGTTGCGATTGACTGTATCACCAACCAAAAATATGCCTTCAATGTAAAGATTTTTTTTACCATCTTCAGATTTTTCGGTAAGATATCTTACATTTTCAATATGTTCTTTAATGAGTTTCATTATAGACTGACTCCTGTATATGGATCTACATTGTATGTTGCATACTTGGCAAGGTGTAAAATTACTGTACCGCCTGTATTAATTTCAATTACAATGCTTGAGGTATTATTATTGGCAACTGAGTAACCATATGAATCGAAATCCATATCACCGCCATTTAGCAGTGCTAACAAAGGCACTCCGTTTCTTGTGATACGAACGCTGCCGTTTGTTGACCACAAAACATGTTTGATGTCAGCAGCAGTAACAGTTTCAGTTGTAGCATTCGCTCTTAAATTATTAAGAGTGATAGTATATGTTCCTGCATCGACTGCACGAACAATCGATGAGCCTCTTAGAGTATTGGTAATTTCAAATGGCATTTTATTTTAGTCCCATTGCTTGACGACGGCGCATTGACATCTTTCTCTTTAACAATGTGCGTCTTAGTTTACTTTTTCTTGTAGTCTTCCAAGAACGTTTTAATAAACGTGCTTTACGTAATCTTACTGTTGCTGGTATACGCTTGACTGTATTACCAGAAATGCGATAACCTTTTAGTCCAGATTTTTTTACATTACGCTGAACTACAATTTTACCTTTTTTATTACGACGAATACGACGGCGCACTTTTGTAATGCGTCCCATTTTTTGAATGTTTGGATTGCGTTTCTTAGCCGCTTCTTCCAATACTTCTTCGTCAACTTCAATCTCTTCAAACATCGCATCGACGATGTAAGGTTTTGCTTCTTCCATACGAACAGAAGCAATGTCGTTCAGACGTTCAAAGATTAACTCTTTGGCTTCGTCTAATTTATTTTGCAGAATTAAGTCTACAAAATTCATATAGTTTTCCAAACGTTGCTACAGATTCAGTTAGTTGCTGCCAAAAAACTTCTTTGCTGTCTTCTTCTAACTGACCGTATGTGTTTATAATTTGTTGTTTTGTTTCTTCGTTTAGATTAATAATGTTACCATCGTTCAGTAAAAGTTCTTCAGACTCAATCAATTCTTTGACGTATTCTTCCGCTTGTACAACTGGATCAACGGCAGGACCATACGGTAAACTAAAAACTCTTTTGAGTTTATCACTCCAGTACATTGCAATTCGTGTGCCATCTGGATACAGTCTTACTGCTTTACGTTTGATAACTAGCACAGCGGGTGGGTCAGGTAATAATGGATAAGAACTACCGACGCTATCCATTCTTGCTTCTTCTAAATCTTCACGAACTACTTGTCTTGCTTTACCGTAAAGTTGTTTACTTGAAACTAAATCTACCATACGATTGAAAAGATTACGCATGATCTCACGATCGGCATTGTTGAACTGTGGACGCTCTTCACCCATCTTATCTAAAATTTTGTGAATGCGTTGCAGTTGTGCTTTATTGGCTAAGCCCGCACGAACAAGTGCATCGAACTTAGAGTAGTCCTGCTTTTCTTCTTCTACGATAGATTTAAATTCGAGTAAAGATTTCATTCTTGCTCTACGGCTTCTTCACTGTCGGTAACTTCTTCGTCGCTTTGCTCTTTCCCGCCAAATAAAGTAGAAGCGATTTCTTGCTTACGGCCCTGGAGCGCATCGAACGCTTTTGCGGATAAAACATTTTCTATGCCTTCTTTTGCTGCTGCGCTATCACCAGCTGCAATATTGTTGATAATATTTTTTAATTCCATAATAACCTTTCTTATTTGCGTCTGTTATTTATACTGACAACCGATTTACTCACTTCATCATCCAAACCAGGCGTCAACGATTCTTCTTGCTCTTCAGTATTTTCAATCGTATTGTCTTCTGGTTCTGCTTGTGGTGCAGCGCCTTGTGGCGGACCACCTAAAACAGGACCTTGCATGTCATCAGGCAACGTGTCTTTCTCTTTTTGTATTTCTGCTTGCATTGCCTCAATCTCTTCGTCCGTCATCATGAGAACTTTGTTCATTACATAATTATTGGAGAAATAACGACCGACAAATGGATCAACCAGACTTACCATTTGCAATCTGTTTTGTAATAATTCTGCTTCACGGAGTTCAGTAAAGTTATTGTCTTTACGGAAGTCGTAGTAGATATCTTCTTTAAACTGTTCCCACTCCTCACGTGTACAAATACCTTTGAGTACCAATTGTACTTTGAGTGCTTCATCGAAAATTTGTGAGAATTTATTACGCAGACGTACAACAAACTTAGCAAACTTCAATTCATCACGTGTAACTTCTTGTGAACGACCAAGACCTGCTAAACCACCTTCTTGTGATTCAAGTCTTGAATATGGTACGTTTAAATCC